GCCTTAGCAAATAAGCAAATCAAGTTTCGACGTGGGCAAGTATGTATGGTTGCAGCAGCACCTAATGCTGGTAAGTCAATGTTCGCATTGATATATGCAATCAAAGCAAATGTGCCTACGTTATTCTTCTCTGCTGATACTGACACAACTACGGTTATGATGAGAGCGGCAGCGCACTTGTCAGGACATTCTCAGGTGTTAGTTGAAGGCAACTTAGCTGGCAACACTCATTATTACGATCAGCATTTACCAAAACTAAATAACATTAAGTGGGTCTTTGATTCATCACCTTCAATAGATGACCTTGAACTTGAGATTCGGGCGTATGTAGAATTATATGGTGAGGCACCAGAGTTGATAGTCATAGATAACTTAATGAATGTAGTTGCTGAAACTGATAATGAGTGGGCTGGCCTTCGTGCAATTATGATGGAGCTACACGATATGGCACGTAAGACTGAAGCGTGTGTGCTGGTATTGCACCACGTATCAGAGCAGAGTGAGTATGGTTCTACTATTAACCCACCTGCACGTCGTGCTATTCACGGTAAGGTTAGTCAATTACCGGCGCTGATACTTACCCTGGGTTATGACCCACAAGATAATGTATTGAGAGTTGCTGTAGTTAAGAATCGTTTTGGACCACACGCTGCTGATGGTAAAGATTATGCTGGACTCTTTACTAACTATGGCGCTTGTCAGATAAGCGATGCTGATTCTTACGGCAGAATGTATAGGCACCAAGCGATGGCTGGTAATAATGTTTGAGTGGATAGAACGTAGTATCAGAGAGAAGATCATCCGAGAGATAGAAGACTGCATTGACTATCCTGAAGATGACTATGAGCGTGGCCTTAACAGGGGTATGTCAATAGCAATTAATATTATTAGGAGTAAGAAGAAGTGAGCGCGGTGAAATTACTTGGCAAGTAAATACAACCGAGTCAAAGGTAGCATCTTTGAAACAGATGTTATGAAGTGGCTCCGTAAAGCAGGTGTCCTAGCTGAACGCTTAACTAAAGCGGGCAGTAAGGATGAAGGAGATATGGTTGTTGTCATTGCTGGCAAGACCTATATCCTTGAACTCAAGAACAGGGCAACTTTATCGTTGCCTGAATTCTGGAGAGAAGCAGAAGTTGAGGCGCTTAACTATGCTAATGCTCGTGGTATTGGGGAAGTGCCACTGCATTACGTTGTAGTCAAGCGCCGCAACGCTGGCATAGAGCAAGCCTGGGTAATACAAGATCTAAAGCAATGGTTAAAGGAGAAGCAATGAACGAATATGCAGCGCAGTGGTATGCAAAAGAAAGTCCTAGTTTTTCTTATCGCTGCGAATGTGGCTTAATGATTACAGGACAAAGCGAAAAAGGTTTACAAACTTTGGTCAAACGACACAGAGAAAAAGGAGCCATTCATTTAGAATGGGAAAAGGAGAAAGTATAATGGCAACACCAGAAGGTGCTATAACTAGCACACAAACTTGGACAGAAACACCGGAAGAAGTAACACTTGAAGAAGTAACACCAGTAGTTGAAACCCTTGATACTAAGGGCTATTCAGTAAAGTTAATAGAGCAGATAGCAAATATGATTATGATGGGTGGTTACGCAGAGAAAGTAGCAGTTGATGTTATTGATCTGGTAACTAATTGGAAGGAACCTAAAACCAAAGCTGTTCCGAAATGATCTGCAAAGCCTGCACAGTAGGTGGGTTCTTAAACAGGAATGGTTACTACGATAAGGCCACAGACTTACACTACGAATGTGAGGATAAGGGGTGCGTGTGTCAACACAAGGTTGGTCCAGGGCTAGTCGTAACAAAAGGTTTACCGGTGCCACTGATGCAAACACAATCCCCATAGGACCAATAGTCCTAGCATTTGGTGGGGAAGTAAGAGAAGGCAAGTCCAGCTCGGTGCGTTGTGTATTGCACAACGACAGTAGGCGTAGCGCAGTAATCAACACAATAGATAATCTCTATTACTGTCATACCTGCGGTAAGGGTGGCAACGCAGTTAACTTGGTTTGTATATTAGAGAATATGGAGTTTAAAGATGGGCTTAAACGCGCAGTCGAAATTGCTGCAGGAAGCGGCGCAACGATACGCACGACAAATAACTCCCGAAACTCTAGTCGCACTCGCAGAACGTGGGATCTCTGAGCTTGTAGCAACTGATTATCAGATAGGAACTATCGTTGACCCTATCAATGGACACGAGATGTATGAAGGATGGATGTCTATCCCATACATAACAGTCAATGGGTCTTGTGTTGGCTTTAAGTTCAGGCGCCTTGATGATGGCAAGCCTAAGTATGGTAGCCCTACGGGCCAGAAGGCACACCTATATAACGTGAACGATATTACTATTAGCAGCAAACATATTGTTATTACTGAAGGTGAACTAGATGCGGTCATTACTTCAGGAGTTCTAGGTATACCAGCAGTTGGAGTGCCAGGAGTGGCTGCTTGGAAGACGCACTTTCCTAAGTTATTTAGTGGCTATGAAACTGTATATGTAGTCGGGGACAATGATGTCAAAGAGGATGGCTCTAACCCAGGAGCTGAGTTTGCTAAGCGTGTCGCAAACGAGGTGATGAACTCAACTATTGTTACACTACCACCTAATATGGATATCAATGACTACTACCTAGCCAATGGTGCTGAGGCTACCCGTAACCTGCTGATAGGAGAGTCTAATGAATGAGCGAGGAAATGGAACTAGCTCTGAGAATTTTGATAGAGAGCGGCTTCGTAGTGCTGAGTATAGACCCGGCTCACAAGCAGTTCGTGGTAACCCTGCCAGCAGTCCGTTAGCAGACCACGCTGCAGTAGTAGGTTATAGATCTATCGGTGTCAATACCGATGACCTTGTATCGTTTATAGAATCCTTCGCTTCGCTACGTGCAAACCGTGTTAAGAATGTAGGACACGATCAGTATGCGCTAGCAAGTGGACAGAAGTTCGAGTCCTTTACCACCTCAGATACCATCAGAGAATTACTAGAGGAGATAGCTGACGCTAGCAACTACCTTGACTTTCTTGCTATCAAACTATTAAACATCCAACACACTATAGATTTGGTGCTACCCGACTGTGACTGAAGGCTTCTATAAGACAGATACATTCAAGACATCTAATGATGATACTTGGACAACGCCTCGTGATTTCTACGATAAGTTACACGCTGAGTTTAGTTTCTCTCTTGACGCAGCAGCTATGAAGTCATCGGCCCTGTGCGATAATTGGTTTGGGCCAGACCACGATGAGCCTAATCTTAGAGATGCTTTTGTAATGGACTGGTCTAAGTTTGCCCCATCCCGGACAGTATTTCTTAACCCACCTTATGGCAGAACCATTAAGGACTGGATGAAGAAGGCTGATTATGAAGCAACCAAGCGTAACCTAACTGTTGTTTGTTTAGTGCCAGCCCGCACCGATACTTCTTGGTGGCACGAGAGCTGCATTAAACACGAGGTTAGATTTATTAGAGGAAGATTAAAGTTTGGTGACCAAAAGAACTCAGCGCCATTCCCTTCAGCAGTAGTGGTGATGCGATGACTGAACTAGACCCTGCGGTATACGACTTAGTTCCTTCCGTTACTAATAGTATTCATCGTCGTTACAAGAACTTTATAGAGAAGGCAGACCTGGCTCAAGAGTGCTACGTGTGGGCTACTGGTCGCGCCTACTATATCAACGAGCAGTTAGCCGAAGAAGATATTGAACAATACAAACATAACCTGCAACGTATCGCTTGGCAAATGCGTAGGGTAGCTGAGCGCTATGCTCGTAGACAGAAGGCTGAGAAGTCTGGCTACTCAGTAACAGATGAAACTTACTACGAGTCTGCCACCTTGGGCCAGCTACTACCATTCGTTATTGCTTCGGTAGTAGATGGAACAGTGCTAGAACAGATACAAGATATGATTCAAGATGGACAACCACGTGGATCATCATCACCATCAGAGGGTGGCAACTTACTTGCAGTCCTAATAGATATCAAGAAGGCTTACTTAAAGTTAGAGCAGTCCGATAAGGACTTGCTACTACTTAGACATCACGAAGGTCTTACCCTTCAGCAGATAGCTGAAGCATATGGTTGTGCTTTATCTACCGCCGATAGGCGTTGTGCTAATTCACTTCGCAAGTTGCAGAACCTACTCGGAGGAGACAGCCCTTGGCGATGAAAGAACTAGAACTATTTAATTACTTACAAGAAAGTTTATATCCTGATCTGGTAAAGAGTGAAGGTATTTTTGATTCATTCGACTGTATCAGTCAGCAAGCAGGGCATTACATAGAACTCAAGTGCCGCCATACCCACTACCCAACCCTCTTGATAGAGGAGATGAAGTATCGCAAACTCATAACGCAGAGCGCTGAGCGCGATCTCATTCCCTTCTACATCAACTCTACTCCACTTGGTATCTACTCCTTTGACCTTATGGATATACCAGAACCTGAATGGTATAACCAGACTATGCCAGTTACTACTGAGTTTGAGAACCAAGAGAAGATAATTAAATCAGTAGGCTATTTAGATATAGAGGAAGCTATCAAACTATGAGATATGAATACGAATGTCCAGGTTGCGGTGATGTGCGTGAGATCGAACGCAAGATGACTGACCCTGAAGAAACTATTATGTGCAACAATTGCCACAACCAATTCCAACGTAAGTGGACCGCTCCTCCTGTTACTTTTCGCGGGGCTGGCTTCTATATAAACGACTCGAAGTAAATAGTAAAGCCCCACCCGATCGGGAGTGGGGCTTACTTATGCGGGGACGGAAAGAGGGACAATACATCAACCCGCAAACTTAGTTTAACACACTAGTAGTAGTTGTTCCTTTTCTGGAAAGCGTTGGCTCTACAAGGTGTGTCGTATCGGTGGTCAATGTATCTAAGACCTCGTAAGATTTGAGTAGCAGGATCTCTACTTGTCTCTCCAAGGTGCTGAGCAATACCGAAAGCTGTCGATCTTGGTCTGCCCGCGCCGTCAAGAGGTCTGGCAAGGTTGTCAAACCTGCTCTCACGGGTCCAAAGGGCGATGAGACACTCTCGCTCTCTCCCCTCCCACCCGAAAGCAAGGTAAGCGTAACGTGTTGCGAGCTTCTTGTTCTGCAACTTTTGCTCATAGCTCACCGGTCCTTTGTTGATTGCGGGTTTGGTGCGGTGTATCTCTACCTCTATTGGTATTGGCGCCGGTGTTAGCGTCCATACTAGAACTAGTATTGCCGTGAACGTCAACCCAAGCCTTCCCCTGCGTGTGATCATTATACTTCTCCTCTTCAAAGAGTTCTTTATACTGGTCAGGGTAAGCCTTAGCTAACCGGGTAAGCGCTCTCACCCTCGCCCTCTGGTAATTACGTAGCCATACCGCATACTTAGCGGCAGCTATCAAGCGCTTATTCTCCATCTATCTTTTCCTCTCCAGCTATCATCAACACAGCGATAGTCAATAC